TATCTTAAGAATGTAGTTGGTAATACCGTCTAGAGTAGAATAGTCTGCCTTCTTTAACTCTTCTTTATAATTCATGTCTTCGAAGGTACGCGACACTCTTGGTAAAGGGTAACGTTCATAATCCTGTTTACGATAATCACACTTTCCAACTAATTCCGGAGGAAGTTTCACAGGCTTATTTTTCTTGATGTCCTCTTTAAGTTCCTTAGGTAGGGTTTGAAGAAACGCCTTCTGCTCGGCAGACAACTTAGCAGGATTTTTAAGCATCGCAGCCAGTTCTTTGAAGGCTTCCGGCTTAACAAACGTCTCGGTTTGGTCAAAAAGAACAGAACCTTGTATCACCACCAGGGTGGGATTTAGAATAGTGTACTTAAGGGGTACGAAAGACTTAGACCATACTTTTTTAGCAGCTGCGATATCTCTATAGGCAATAAGCTCCTTCAGATCGTCGGAGGTATGAAATCTATTAGCCTGAGTCTTGCGATTCACGATACTTTCGAAATTTTCTGGCTTCAATTTGGGATCAAACTTGCCCACAAGCTTGAAGGTTCTAACAAATCCTACACGAAAGAAATCAAGGAATATCTTCTCTACTGTTTCCCTAAAGCCCACTTCTTGGGCCCAGGTATCGTAAAATAATTTGATGTCTGGATCATCAATGTCATTCTTAAAGCCTTTGGCTGCAAAGTTAGCAAGTGTATCTATTGCGGTACCATACCCGCCTTTAGTTTTGTAATAATCAATTGCTCTCTGGAAAACTTGCTGAGGTTGAGCTCTGATAACCTCAGGCTTCCCAACTAAAAGATCTAGGTCGGTACGCCTAAGAAAGTCACGACTGATAACTCGACCGCCCTCATGAAATACAACAGGGTTAGGTTCTCCGTTTTCCCCTGTTAGATAGGCCAATTCCTGAAAAGATCTACCCTTAGGGCCAACGTCTATCTCCATAGAATGGACGCCGGGCCTGATTTCTTCATGGGAGAGCACTTCAGAATTTTCTAACTTCTCATTCAATTTGCCCTTTACTTCGTCAGACATTATCTCTCCTATTTCCTAGGCTTCGGTGGTAAAGGCCTCAATACTGCAGAGGGACTAGTTAACACCTTCCGTTTTTTCAATGAACTGCCTAACAATCTCTCCCGGTACCCTTCAGGATCTTCCATCATTTCTAGTTTATCACGGAACACTTCCGGGATAGGCTCTGCGGGGTAATCAGTCGAGATTCGAGAATACTCCTGAGTTTTTACAACCCCCCCATGGTGTATAATATTCTCCGGAAGAAATTCCGCCCACAAATGGTCATAAACACATCGTGCGGCCAACATGAACGCGGTGTACAAATCTTTCTTTTGCTTCTGATGCCCCCCACCCTTCGGTACATCAAAATGCTCCTTACCGGTAGGGGTTTCAGAGATCTCAATCATTTGCATCTGTTGTTTCATGGTGTTGATGGTGGCCCACGACTCCTCCTGCGCGGGGGTGGGCTCTTTCTCTCGAGGAACGCTGGGGAAAAGTAGATCGCGGTGCTCCAGCAGGCGCAGAGCAAAGTGGTTGGATTGGGAAATAAACTCGGTACCAAAATTACACATCGTTAGAATGTGTCGACCTGCTTTCAGCTGGTGCACTTCATCCAGGGGGTCAAGAAGGGGGCCCGCCCGGTGCGCGCGGTTGTTCTCAGCAAGAATGTCTTTAATGGCGGTACCGCCGCCACCAGAATCCATGTAAATAGATTTAATACTAAATGCATCGCAAAGGTCTTCTATTACCTCCGCCATTCTAGGGAAGGGCATGTTTTGAATCTCAAGGGCGTGGACTATTTTAGAGGGGATACCCACCTCTGCAACCACAACTGCGAAAGAGTCCTCGCTTCGTGCAGGGTCGACACCTAAACAATAAGATGTTCCTATCTTTCCCGCAACCTGAGTTGAGAACCCTGTGTTAGAACACGCATCTAAAAGGGATGCTTTGTAAAAAGCATCCGTATCCGGGATAAAAGCGGCCTCATACTCCATACGGAATTCAAGGCTCGACATTTCCCGCTTAGCTGCTTCAATGCTTTGCTTATCTAAGAAACCCTCTTCTAACAACCAATAAGGTACTCGGTACACCGCGTACTTCTCATTACCCGCCCTCATCTCATCCCGGTACGCGCAGTACAGCTGGTACATGTGATTGAAGGTAAAGTATCCGGAAGAAGTGATAATGATTTGGTTAGTAACCGTATCCTTTTCCACCTGTTCTTGGGTAATTAACCCCTTAGCGAGCAACTCTTTTTGGCGTTTAACTTTCCTCACATTCTCCATAGGTTCTGCAACAGTAGCTGCCATGGGGCGAATAACCATGTTAAAAATTTCTGCGGGGATGTGTGGGAATTCGTCGCAGAGAATAGTGTAGAAACGGGAACCTCTGATCTTAGTTCCGTCGCCAAGCGGAATAGCTTGAATCATGGAGGGGTTTTTGATGCCCACCGCTTTGAAGCGGAGGTAACAAGTATCGGACTGGGTAGTAGGCTTACGTTCACACGCTGCTTGTAGAATAGGGGAACGTTGCCACAATTTAGTCACCTCATCAAACATGAATTTAGATTGTCGAAAGGTGGGGGCGAGAAGGCCGATTCGGTGGCCGGGGTACAGGAGGCCCTTAAGGCAGGCGAAGACTGCGTTGATGAAAGTTTTACCGCTACCGCGACACATGATCGCCATAACATAGTCCCGGAACCACATAGACCTCAAGACTACCTTTTGGACAGGGCTTAATTCTAACTTATTCAAAAGGTCGTAGGCTGCGATTTCGGGATATTGTCGATAGAACTCTAGGAGTTCCTCAGATTTAAAGATAAACTCTGGATCGTCCAGTAGACTTTGCAAACCCTTAGTACCCGTCCTCCTCTAAAACCTTAGTTAGTAGCTTATCAGCATCTTCTTCTTCTTCTAACAGGCTCGCAACGCGTTCCTCATCCTTTCGCTTCTGTTCGAGATCAAATCTCACGACGAGGTCAACAATGTTGAGGTCCTGCGAAGATCTAACATCCTTTCGGTCCGATCTACGCGCAGATAGGTTTTCTTTAGCAGTTTGCTTACGTTTATGGATACGTTCTATGGATTGGGTGATGTGGATAAGAGTATCCGGGCTATCCTTGGCTGCATGCAATAGACGGGTTTTCATGATGTCTGCTTCGGCAATCTCGAAGATGTCGTCTACATCTGCAGCGGTAGGCTCTTCATTCTTGAAATCGGCTAAAAACTGTTGGACTATCCCAACGTACCGTTTCTTTTCGGCAGCGGTCAACACCCCCCTTTGGGGCATTAACTTCCTTACCAATTCTGGGCTAAGCTTACGACCTACTACAATTGCAGAAACGTCTGCTTCATCGTCGTCGACTTCGCCGTCTATAATTTCGGGGATAACTTTAGGTTGGTATTGTTTTAAATTACTACGACTTGCAGCATTATTCCAACCTGAGGATTTAGGGTCAGCTTGAACCCCTTTCTGAAGAGACTCCAAGTCAAGGTTGGAAGTTTTGGAAGTTTTGGGCATTCAAAGGGCTCCTTAGGTACCGCCAAAGGAGAAAAAGCTACTACTCCCCCTATTAAGATGCCAGTAGGTTGGTTAATGGGTCTGATGCTCGGCCTGAGGAAATTTCTGTAAAAGCCTTTTAAAATCCAACAGTTCTATCATAACATCTTCGGCGGCGTGGTACGAACTACTCGAATACTGATAAGGTTCATCAGGAAGAAGTCGTGTAGTTTCTATGTGTTTACGAATGTAATTTAGCTCTTTCTCGGAGCGGAGGCTCCGCATAGCGAACAGGAGTTCGGATTCGTTCTCGTCGAAAAAAACCCCTTGATCCGGGTAGTCAGATTTCAATTCCTTCAACCTAGTCGCACACTTACCGTCTAAATCATGTTTGTACCCGGGCTTTCGCCCAAACTTAGGATCTTTAGGTATCGTCATTTTGTTAAATGTTCTGTACTTCCGTATTCTGTAGCTCAGTTTTTCGTTCCAACTGGTCCTCCGTACAAGCCACCTCGTGGCCAGTAAAACCAAGGATAGTAGCGGTAACCCTGACTTTGATTACCGCACCGCTGGTGGAAGAAACCCTAGCATCGTACCCCTTCAAAGGGCCCGCCTTCAAAATGACCTTGTCCCCTCTAATAAACCTGCTAGCCTTTATCTCGGACAATAGTTTGCCCTGAACTGCCTCCATGTCCGCGACTTCGTAATCCTTAACTGGGCCGCAATACGTAGTAACCTGAGGATATCGGCTGAGGATGTGGAAAACTTTAGGGTGATCGTTATAATGTAAAAACAGATAACCTTCGTAAAGAGGAATATCCTTTATTCGGACCACTCCCTTCTTGGTCTGGTACTCCTTCTTAATCAGAGGGTAGAAGAATTTGTCTATCTCTGAACAATTTTCTCGGATGTAGGATACCACACTATCAAGTCGATTTCGGCGGATAACCCAGGAATGCCATTGCTTGTTGTCGCCCACAGGATAACTCCTTTCCCTAAACTATTTCAATTATAATTGGTTTTTTACCTTTTTGCAAGGGGGCTATGCGTTTTTCTTATC